GACAAAAGAGCTAGTCTTATTATGTCTTTTGCTGAATTAAACACTGCACTGGTTAAAGCTGAAGAATTATTTTTAAAATCATATAAAGAAATGAGCACAACATTACTTAATTTAGATAAAATACGTAAAAACGATGCGGCTAACCCACAAACAGTAAATAATACTGTTAACGTTACAACAACTGAGTCGGTTAGTACTATTGATTTAATAAAAAAATTAAAGGATACCAAATGAATTTTATAGACCATTTAATTAAAGAATCTATTGAGTATAACATTGAAAACAAATTACCACTATCTGAATGTATTTTCAGAAGAGAAAGTGAAAAGTTTCAAGAATACTTTAAATATTTAAAAGAACATAAAGAAAGTTATTTAGATATATTAAGCGAAATGGATAAAGAATTATTAGAAACAGATATTGGCGAATTGGCGGAATATGAAAATGAAAAAGTATTTTTAGATTTACCTTTTGTTGCCGTTGATGAAGAAGATGATAACCCTTGTTGGAAAGGCTATACTATGGTAGGTACAAAAATGAAAAATGGAAAAGAAGTACCAAACTGTGTGCCAAATGAATCATTGACAGAAGAAGAAAAAAAGGAATTAAATTCTCCTAAAAGAAATGGTGGAGAAGGTAAAAAATATTATGTATATGTTAAAAATGATAAAGGTAATGTTATTAAAGTAACTTTTGGTGATGAAAAAGGTGGACTAACTTCTAAGATAAATAATCCTGAAGCTAGAAAATCATTTGCAGCCAGACATAATTGTTCTTCAAAAAATGATAAAACCAAACCAGGATACTGGAGTTGTAGGTTACCTTATTATGCTAAGCAATTAGGTCTATCTGGCGGAGGATCTTTCTTTTGGTAACCCTTTCAACAAAACCATATTATATTATTGAAAATGAACATTTCAAATACTATATTAAAGAAAGAAGAGTTTTTGAGAACTACAGACCAGAAGAATTATTTTGGCATAGAGATACTGAAAACCGAATTATTACATTAGTTGAAGGGGAGTGTCAAATTCAAAAGGACAACTCGTTACCTATAAATATAGATAATGGATCTATAGTTTTCATAGAAAAAATGAAATACCATAGATTATTAACAAAAAACACTTCAAGACTCGTTATTGATGTATACAAATTTAAATAAAAGGAGAAATAAATGAAATTTATTGCAAAAAAGTATTTTGAAACAAACAAAGGTTCATTCAAAAAAGGCGAAAAGGTTCCTGCTGATATTGCTAAAAGATATTTTAGGGATGTTGAAGAGGTTACTACAGATAAAGAAACTAAAGAGGTTACTACAGATAAAGAAACTAAAGAGGTTACTACAGATAAAGAAACTAAAGAAGTTTCTGAAACACCAAAAACTAAAAAATCAAAGAAATCGCAAGAAGATAAAATTGTTGAAGAATCTGAAGAATTGTTAACTGAAATGTCAAGTGATGTTTCTGTCGAACAAACTGAAGAAAACTAAGGGTTATTATGTGTAATAAATTAAAAAGAATTTTCAAAAAAATAGTTGAAAAGTTTTTTGGGAAGTCTGTAAATACTGAAGTAAGTGAAATAAATCCAGCTGTTGATTTTAGTAAAATGAAAAAAATTGAACTTATTAACTACGCAGATGAAAACAACATTAAAATTAATAAAAAATCAAAAAAAGCGGATATCATAAAAATTTTATCAGCTTAACTTAAGGGGTTCCCCCTTAAGCTATATCTATAGGTGCAGGGTCTGACCACTTGGTTAGTAATTCCTCGTTTAATTCCTGTATTTCCTGTTGCGCTTCAGTCAATAATCTATCATAATTAATTCTAGCACCACCTACTAACGGTTGGTCAAATTTTCCAGTAACCGTTCCCCATAATTCTTTAACTTTTGCTTTTGTATATTTTTTTACCCATTCGTGGTTAAACACTAAATCGTTGGCGTCATCCGCTAAATATTCATATTGATAATGAATAACCGCTGGCCCATTGTAATTCTCAAGTACTTGTAATTTTTTATTCAAATGGTTAAAATTAAATGCAATATCGTCTGCAAAAAATTTATCTAGTACTGCTTTAGTTGTACTGATTGCTATAATACTCGGTATAATATCACCTGTTAAACTTCCGGTAAAAAACTGTTCTGACCATAGATTTGGAACGTATCCTGAACCAAAATTAGAACTAAAATTTGTAATATTAGATGTACTACCTTTAGATAACTTGATTAAATTGGTCATTGTATCAGGCATATTATATTCGCCAATACCGTTTATTTGTACAATTACCGAACCTTCTAATGTCCCATACGCATATTCCGTAAATTTTTGAACAGTATCATCAATTATTTGACTGATTTGGATATCGTTGACTTCAATATTGATTGAAGGAGCACCTAATTGCGATTTAACATATTCTGTTAGTTTTTCTTTTGAGTTTATTCTTGCCATGTATTTTCCTTTTCAGTAGCAGAAATTATTCCGCTACCCATGTGTTTATTGAAACAGAATCAACTGTACCATCTGTTGATACTGTTAATTGATCTGTGTCTGTTGTTTGTGTTGTATATGTTGTAACAGAACCGTTTACAGATTCAACAATTTGCAACATATCATTAATATATAAATCGCCAGCTATATTAGTAGCTTCTGCTTTGTACTGAATCCAATTACCTTGGCCCGATTCTTGATTAATAATAACAGCGGGTTTTTCGTTGTATAAAGAAGTCACTTCTTCTTGTGTTAAGACCTTATTGAATATTCTAACTTGGTCTATTTGCCCAGGTGTTGCAAATGTACTACCGGTTTCCCTTATATCAAATAACATTATTTCTGAAACTGGGATTTTTTCAGACAATGATCCTATTAAAGAGCCATTAATATAAAATTTACTACTATATGTATCTGCGTCGTATGTTACAGAAATATGATTCCATTCATTATATGATTCAACATTCATTAAAACATTATTATCATTTATATTTAATTTCCAAATATTGTTTTCTATACCAACAAACAAGCTGTTTGCTCTTGTGCCTGTATAAATATGAAAAAACCCAATTTTATCTTTTTGCGATACGTTTACCCACATACTAAATGAATAGTCTTGGTTATCTGTTGTTTGTATATTAGTATTAATAAATGAATTAACACCATTTCCAACGGCAGATTGCCCAGATTGCCCAATTTTACCATCAGCATAAGTTAAATTGGCAGCAACGCCATTATAATTACCACCTAAATCAGTTACATCACCATTTAATTCATATGTTGCAATAGCAGAGCCATCATTAAAAATATCATGTATTGTGTTGTTAAATTCAGATATTGAGATTGTACCATCAACATCAGGTGATAACACCATTTGTGATGAACTATTACCTAATTCGTTTATAACTTCTTCATATGTTTTACCGTTAAATTTATTTGTGTCTGGCACAATTAATAAACCAGATGAACTTCTTTTTTTAAACCCTAAGTCTTTAAAAACCGACATTTCTTATGTCCCCCATTTTTATTCTATTTATAATTTATAAATAAAAATAAAAAGGTAACAATATGATTCTAAATGAAATTGTGAAAAATTTCTTAAAACAACCAGAACCAACCACTGATAAAGAGAGTTCAGAAGTTCAAAATAATAACGTTTTAATTGATTTATCAAATAATGATATGTATCCAAACACTGGGTCATTTTTTGACGATGAACAATTTAGAGGCGGGCTATATGGCAAATCTGAAGTATCGGATATTATTTTTAAACAAAAAGAAAAAATAATGAATTATAGACAATTGGCTGGCCAACCGGATGTATGTGATGCATTAGATGAAATAGTTAATGAAATCATATTTTCTTATGATGATGAACAACCGATTTCTATTGACATAAATGAAGAAAATGAAAAATTAGTTAATGCAATAACCGAAAAATTTCAAAAGATTTGCTCATTATTGAATATTAAAAGAAACTTTTTTCAAATTGTAAAAAATTCTTATACAGATGGACAAATTATATTACATTGCGCGTATGATAAAAATAAAACAAACAACGGGCTAAAAAGTATAAAAATGATTGAACCTTGTTTATTATACTTTGACAAAAAACAAAATGTTTATAAGTATATGACAGAAGACAAAAATATTTCTACCACATATAGAGATGATAGGGTAGAATATAGTATTGAAGAAATTGTTAGAGAAGATTTTGGTCTGTATGATGGCAAAATTAACCTTGGTTACCTAGAATATGCACTTAAACCAGCAAACATGTTAAAAACATTAGAGGATTTATTGATTCCGTTAAGATTCTCTAGAAGTATTTCACGAAGAGTTTTTAATGTTGATATTGGCGATTTACCGTCTAAAAGAGGTGCTGAGGTAATGAGAGATTACCAAAACAAATTCAAATATAAAAAATTCTATAATAATGAAACTGGTGAAGTATCAAATCAACAACATATAACATCAATGGTTGAAGATTATTGGTTCGCTAATAGAAGTGGTGGTAAAGGTACTCAGGTTGATATGTTAGATGAAACCGGAAATCTAGGTGAACTTGATGATATTTTATATTTTAATAAAAAACTATATAGGGCATTAAAAATTCCTTCAAATAGAATAAAAATAAACCCAGATGCTGATAATGAATTTGACTATGACACGTCTAGAGTTACTCATGAAGATATGAAATTCTTTATGTTTATTAGTAGAATAAGACAAGTTTATTCTTCGTTACTAAAGGAAATATTAAAAAGAGAAGTTGTATCTTCAGGTATTATGAGTGAATCAGAATGGGAAGATAAAGAAAGTTTAATAAAAATATTATTTACAAAAGAAAATAAATTTATTGAAAAAATGAAACTTGATAACTTTATGAATAAAATAGATATTTATAGCACAGCTGCAGAATATCAAGGTAGATTATTTTCAGTTAATACAATACTTAAAGATGTATTTAGATTTTCTGATGAAGAAATTGAGGAAGAATTTAAGAAAATTAAAGATGAAGAATCTAATGATCTTTATTCTAAATTCTATAATTCTGATGATGAAGAATCTAAGTGGTAATATAAATAGATTAATGGTATTAATTTAGGTACTAAATAAATTTTTTTGGAGGTTATAGTATGGCTATAACAAGATATAGTTCTTTCAATAGAACAGTCCAAACAATTGCTGAAAGAGATGCAATTGAA